CCGGCGTACGCGCCCATTACGTCGCACCCCGTGCAGCCACTCCGTGGGCTGCCGCCTTGGTGATCGAAACTGACTCCGTTTCGATGATCGGTCCCACCCGAACCGACCTGATGGTCCGGATTCGACCCGACGCCGTGTCGTCCCATGCCTGGTCGTCATCATCGACCGTGAACGAGAAGCTCGCTCCGGTCATATCGCCTCGGGCAATCGCCGAGACGTAGTGGCGGGCCAATTCGGAGTCCGGCATGCTGATCTCCATTTTCAGGCCCTTCTCGTCACTTCTCAGCTTCAGCGTTCCCGCCGACTCGCGACCCATCAACATATTGGGGTCGTGGTTGATGAGTGCCCTGACATCGCTCCGCTGGAGAGCGTTGTCGAAGGCCCCGGGGCTGATTTGCTCCTTGAACCCCCCGATGTCCTCGGACAGGCTGTTGTAGACAGCGGCATAGCCGACCACCACTTTGCCCTTGGGAGAGCTGCGGACTTCGAGACGGCTGCGGATCGATCGTTTTTCGAGTTCCATCGGGAGCCTCACTTTCGCCGTGTTGGCGAGCTAACGTTGACGGCCCCGTACACACTGGGATCGAAACTGCTCCTCGGAGGGGCCGCTACGGGTCCAGAAGCCTGGCCTTGCCGGCCCTTTGTTGCCGGGCTGTCCACAGGATCGACCGGGAAGCCGCCTGTGAGGCCCAAGGCGCCATCGTTCTTGTTGGTGCCGTCACCGGTCCTAGCGGGGATCACATTGGCTCCCATCGGCTTCGAGGTCGGTCCCTGGGGGGTCGATTGCAACACGGCCTCCGGGTCCCATTGGGATACGCTGCCCACGGAGGCGGAGGCCGGCTGCGGTGGCGAATTCGGGGTTAACCCAGTCACACTTCGCCCTTCCCTTGTCATTTGGTCGAACATTTCATGCTCCTAATAATTTCGGGTCTTACCTTCAAAGTAATCACGTCCACGACTCGTCAACTGCTGGCCAAGCACCAGCTCACAGCTGCCGCGCTGGATCTCTCCAATAGCGACACGCTCTGGCAGCTCGACGGTATCGCCCTGGCAAAGCAAATGGCCCGCCACAAGAGTGGTGCTCGGCCCCTCCTGAGAAGGTCCGCCAATCGACTTGCCTGATTGCACGACACGGAGAATGACCGTCGGGCCGTTCATATCCCGCACAGGGGCTGGAACGGCCTTCTCTTCGAGCACGAAGGCGTTGATATCGACGGCGCCGCCAACCAGTGCGGCATGGCCCGACCTCGTTAGACGCTCGCATTGCTCCTTGGCAACATTGTAGGTGTCGCCGACAGACCTCCAGGTGCTGCCTCCCATGTGGGCTTTGATGACACGGACGGAAACGGGAGGGTCTTCGAGAACCTTGGTCATATTCTTCCTTTCAGTAGACATAAGGCGTTCCAGCCAATACGTTGCCTTCCTCGATGGTTTTCAGGTACTTCAACCCGCGCGGGCTGAACGTCTTCTCGGCCGATGCCTTCAAGGACACCGCTCTCGGGCCGGCCGTTGCAGATCCGTCAACGTGGCGGTTCCAGGTTCGATTAGCAAAACACTCCACGGCCAGGTCTTCGCGGACAGGGACATAGGTCCCGAGTTGGTCGACCGTGAAGATTACTCGCGCGACTGCGCCGGCTCGACGGGGCATTACGTCAACCATCGGCACTGCCTCACGCTCCTCGTAAAACGGATGCCCTCGAGGCACTCGAGGATCACGCGGCAAGAGGTCCAAGGGCCACCCACGATGCCCAGCAGCGAGAGCTCGAGCCAAACCGTATCCAACAGCCGGACCAGCGTCGGCGTGGTCAACCTCGGCAATCTCGCCCCGGCTCAAGACCCTCGAGCCGACCAAACAGGGGCTCAGGGCCTGGATGCGAATCCTCGAGGGGATCTCCACGGCACGTTCGGCGGCGATTAACTTCTCGGCCAGGGCAGCATCGGAGGTCTCGAAAACCGCATTCTTGGGGAGCCTGCGGAGGGTGTTCGGGTCCTCGATGCCATGCTCATCCTTGATGGCCAGGCGGTAAACCTTTCGGGTCTCCGTCGGAGGGATCACCGACTCGGGTTGGGGGGTCTTACTCGTTCTTGTTGCGGAAGCCACTTTGCTCGTCCTTTCAGCTAATCCAAGGAAACATAGAGCGGCCAGCACGCGCCGGCCCAGAAATGTCGATACTGAGGACACCTCTTTTCTCGTACACGCTCCCGGTATCCTCGCCCACCAGCGCCATCGCACCAGCGACAGCATCAACCAGGGCAGCAGCCCCGTCGATTTTTCGTCGGCGTTGGGTCTTATCCAGCTTGTGGTTCCCTGCCGGATCGGTCTTCACTACACAGTTAGACATATGCCAACGCAGTATTGGGTTGCCCTCGTGTCTCAGCTTCCCAGCGATCACCAAGTCCGCCAGGGTTTTGGTCGGGCTGTTCAGCGACAGGAATCCCTGCCGCAGGTACTCCACAGGCAGTCCATGCTTGTCCTTCAAGGCAGGACCCAGGGTCCTCGCATTGAACGGATCGATATAGATTGACTTCACATTGCGACTCTCTGCGAGGTCAACGACGGCTCTCTCGATGAACTCGCAGTCAATGACGTCGCCGGGAGTGAGAGCGATTAGGCCCTCCTGCGCCCACTGCCTATAAGGCTGCGAATGCCTTTTCTCCAGCTCGACGATCCGGTTTTCGGGGAGCCAGAACCTGGCCCCAACATCGAACCCGACCTCGAAGTTACCCGTAATGCCGACCATCGCGGTGAGGTCGTCGCTGGCGGATAGGTCGAGGCCGATGTAGGTGGGATAGTCGTTGCCGGCCGGGTCGGTCCGGGTGCCGCTGCACGCATCCCATGCGTTGATGTCGATGAATTTCGATTCGCCAAGTGTCACGATATTGAGCCTCAGCCGTTTGAAGGAGGCTAGATCGGCAGGGAGTCGCTTCGCCTCCTCTAGGTCCCGCTTGAAATCGGCCTCCGAGAAAGTGACCCCCAAACTCGGATTCGCCTTTCTCCATGTATCCGGCCTGTCAATGTCGTCCTCTTCCGAGGCGCGATAGATGACGCCCAAGTGGGTAACGTCCTCGATGATGCCAGCCTCGACTTGAAGACTGCGATCCAGTAGCTCCCACCAGATACCAGACTCCTCCTCGCCGGCCGTCGTGATGGAGATCGTGAGAGGCTGTTCGCGGGCTGCTACGGCGTAGCGCATCACGTCGAAGAGCAGGCGGTTAGGCTGGCGGTGAACTTCGTCATGAAGGACAGCGCTCGCGTTGATTCCGTCCAACTTCGGGCTGTCACTCGAATTCGCCACCAACTTGCCATGGCCAGCTATGATCATCTTGCGAGAGGGGATCACCTCCACCCGCCTTTGCAGGGCGGGGGAGAATTGCACCATCCGCTCGGCCTCAGTGTAAATGATCGAAGCTTGGTCCCGATCGCAGGCGCATACGTGCACCTCGGGCGCCGCCTCTCCATCGGCAAGGAGAAGGTATAAGCCGAGTGCAGACATAAGTGGACTCTTTCCTTGCTTCTTTGCAGCCAGTAGGAAGGCACTGCGGAATCTGCGCTTTCCATCCGGCGCCCGCCATCCGAAAAGGCGGCGAACAAACTGGTCTTGCCAGGGCATCAGCTTCAGACGCTGTCCGGCCCACCTCCCCTGGGAGAGGTGCGCGAATTCCTCGATGAATCGGCAGACCTTTTCGGCATGAGGGGCGGAGAAGTAGCAGCCCGATTTGACCGCCAGCTCATCACTGGCGTTGAGTGTCCATTGCCTCGTTACATCGTCCATCAGACAGACTCCCGGAGGAAGCGGTCGAGCGGGTCGTCCGTTTGCTCCTGCGCCTTCAGCCGCGACCGATCACTCGGGGTCAGTCCAAAGGTCGCCAGGATACCCACCATCACTCTCTCGGCCCGCTCGGCGATGCCGATACTGGGATTCGCCACCCTGCCACCATGGGAGCCTTTGATGATCTGCCCCGTCTTTGCGACGTCGTCCATGGCGTGGCGCCAACGCCTGTAGGCGCCGGCGTAAACGGCCATCGCATCGCGATCCACTGGGGATGCCAGGCCAAGCTGGTTGGTTGCCGTGGCGATCTGCCGAAAGCCCTCCCCCCCGTACTCATCGAGATGCGATGGAGGGTCCGGGATGCCACCAGGGGCCTTGGGCTCGTGGGCATTGATTCTGTCAGCACGCATCCCACTGGCGATCTTGAGATGCGTGGGTCTTGGTTTTCGACCTCGTTTAGCCATAATTGACCTCCGGAAATGGGCGAAAAACGAGCGACATGCCGGCGTCGGTTTTTGATATGTGGATGTGAGCTAACAATCCCCTACACGGGTGTCGATGCGTTTATGTTCTCGGTTGTGGCATGCAGTGCACAGGCTGACCAGTGTGTCCATGTCGAGTGCATGTTCGTGGCATTCACCCAGCCCCTTCGAGTGATGCACCATCGTCGCTGCCACGTACATGCCACGGGATCGGCATGACTCACATAGTGGGTTGTTGGCCAGCTTCAAAGCTCGCGTCTTACGCCAACGAAGGGAGGTATAGAAGGCGCGGGCTGCTGGGTCACGACGGTTCCTGTCGTACTCCCGCTGCTGCTGGGCATCAGTCAGGACTGGGGTGGTTCTCGCATACGGTACCTTGGTTGGCATGGTCAACTCCTAATCGGCGGAGGCGGCTTATCCGCGAGGCCCAAGGATTTATCACAGCGATAAATTCTCATCATCCGCCCTTCCGCTCCCGGGTCGATATGCTGGCCAGCTCCAGGACTTCGTTGGTTCGCAGTCGCGGGACTCCACCAGGGATCGCCCGGACACTCAGCCTGCCACTGTCGATCAGCTTCTGGAGCGTCCCCGGGGAGACCCCGAGAAGGCCCGCGGCACGGTGCCGACTAATCCACGAATCGCTTGGATGCATCGCAGCCTCCTGAAAGGAAAACGAAAACACGCGACTCTCTCTCATTGATTATGGGAGAGAAACGCGTGCTACCTTACGCATGTTGTTCACAATTTCGAGATTTATCGCTCTCTTGCATGTTTACGGAGTCGCTTTCGGATTCGGTGGAGCAATTGCTCGATCGCCCCCTCCGAAACGCCCTCCAGATCGGCAATCTCCCGCGCCGTCATCTTGTCGCAGTCAATGCCGTAGAACTGCGCGACAACCCGCCGTTTCCGCTCCGGCAGCTTGGGCAGCAGCCACTTCCGCACCGCCCTGGCATCGGCCTCCCGGTAGTGATTCACTTCCCGGGCGTCTGCGGTGCTCAGGATCGGCCGAAAGGGATCGGGGCAGACGCTCTCCCTCTTCTTGCGGAGTTTGGTCTGCCGCCGGTCCACTACCCGGGTGGTCGGCACATCGAGGAGCAGGCCAAAAGCCTGGGGCCGGTTTTTCTCCGCGTCCACCCAGTGGTTGAGACGGTGACTGATCACAACTACCGCGTAAGTCGAAAAGGCCACCTGCCTGGACAGGTCGAATCCCCTTACGGCCTCCAGCATGCCAAGCTGGGCCTCCTGCACCATATCGTCGGTCACCCGATCCAGCTCCCTCTTTATGGCGACCCGCTTGGCGACCCAACGAGGGAGCCGCCGGTGCTCGTTGAACAACCG